CCCACAAATCTGTTCGCTCATTAAACTCATCCGGAAGGTAACTGGACTCATCACCATAAAGAACAGCATTACGTATAGTAAGATTACTGGAATCACAAAAATGCTGGGTAAGTGTCTTCTTGTTTAAAAAACTACTATTTGCTACACCTTTGATATAATTATCATTCAATTCGGTGGAACAGGCAATAGTAACATCACCAATCCATAATGTATTTACGCCATAAGAAGGATTATCAATTCTATTTCGTATAGCCCCACCAATACAAAACACAAAATTCTCATCAACGCCATTGGGATAATGTGTATCAATAAAATCTGAAAAGGGGATTGTTGCTGATATTTCACATGTATGTAAACTCCGATCCCATTCTGAGGCTGGGACGGTCGTTACATTTAATCCATAAAAACTCCCTCCAGCTTCATAAACAATATCCCAAAGACCAGCGTCATCGTCATACTTTATAAATATATTTTTATTGACAGTTTTGCCAGGTGTTCCAACCTTCAGATACCAATAGAAATCAACGTCCCACTCCTCAATTTCTCCAGGAGTAAATATATCACCATAAACTCCTGCCTTATAAGAAATTGTCATATTCAAATCATCTCTGACAGTTGTTCTAAAGGTGACATACGATCCACGATGCATACCAGTTGGTCCAAGAGCTAACCAACCGTACGCTTTTGTGATGTTGCGAAAAGGCAGTCCTAAAAGATCCCAATCCAATGATGTGTCATAGAACAACCATTGACGAAATCCAGGCTCTGGTTCATCCTCGCCAGTAAATTCCCCATCTTCAAAATTATTGATTACCAAACTAAATAAATGTTGTTGTTCTATGTTTACTTCAATTTCTTTTTGTCCTGGAATTATACTTATCATTTGGGAGGTGTTGGTTTTCGTAAGACCAACAAAATCAGTAACTGTTTTAGTGGTATTAAACGTTGATCCGGTATCTGGTGGGTAATAAGGAGTTCCTGAAACATAAGTCACATACGCAGGAGACTCCTCCCAAATATCAGCATACCGTTCGATGTAGTAATAATCATCATACCAATAAAGATAGCAATCGAAAGTAACCAATATCTTTTTGATGATATCCAATGCCGAGTCTCTGTCAATATTATCTTTCCAGAAAGTTTCTTTATAAATGCCACATTTGTTGAATAGTGTCTGTCCAGGTGAAAGTGGGGCACCTATTGGGTACAAAGAGCAATTAACACGAATGGAAAATCCCAAAGGATGAGTACCAACTTGGTCAAGACAGTCCATAATGATATTAATGAACGAATCATTCTCCAAAACTTCGATTGTTGGAGCATATACGTATTGCAATTTGGATAGATATCCAGAAGCGTTAAATTTGATATCTTGGCGCATCAGGTATTTTTGTTCTATGTCTTCGCAATTCAAAAACCCTTTGAAATATACTTTGTTTGGTGCTTTATCAAGTTCTTCTATAACAACCAAATATTTCCTTTCCTCTGCAGTCATCAATGGAAGAAGATCAAAGAAATCACTTTCCTCATTAACAATAGAAAACGATGCCGTTAAACCAATAATTGGCTCATCCCAATTTTGCCATTTGTAACGAATCTTGATACTGTCTGCACGAGCAGTCAACGTTTCCGTACCACCACCGTAGCCCTCTTCATAAATAAGGATTCTTCCAGTATTCCCATCGATATTGGTATACCCAGCAGTGTAATGTAAGTTATATGCCATGATTAAAAGTTTGCGTTAACCGATTCTCGTTTTTTCAATATACCTACCAGTTCATCGCCTTCAATTTTAAATACAACCTCACCCCCCATCATATCATCTCTTGACCTTCTTCTGGCTGGAAGAACCTCTTCCCCGGATGTCAATAGAGCCGGGAAGGAGTCGTTAGGATAGCCTGAGGGAATAATCCCACCTTTTGCCATTGGTGCGGCTGCAATTGCTGCGACTTGAACTGCTCCAGCTGCAGCAGCAATACCAGCGGCAATTAAACCCAACGGAATAAATGGTTGGGTTTGCAATGCATTTATAACAGCAATAGCCACTCCTGCGATAGCCTCGCCAATCATCATTGCTCTTCGCCTTTTTGCATATTGCTTTTCAATTTTCTCACGTTCCTTGGCTATCCACTTTTCAGTTTTATTCTTCTTTTGGGCAATTGTTTCCATGGTAGCAATTTCCGTTGCCATGTTAGCTTCTATAAGTTCACCAATACCTCCCCAAAGTTGACGGAAGTTTTGAGCAATCATGCGTAATTGCTTTTGATTCTCCTTAGCAAAAACTTGTATTTTCTGACCAATGGACAAATCGCCCCAAGCATCGGCCAAGCCCTCCGAAAGAAACTTCACATAATTTGCGTCTTCCCCCGAGCTCTGTGCCTGCTTCAACTCATTCTGATAGGCTAGAAAACTCTCAAGTGCTGGTTGAAATCCTTTTACACCGAGTTTTCCAATATTTGCAATAAGTTCTATTTGTGCCCCAAGAGCTTTCATACCCTTCATACCCTCTGCAAATTTGTCTGTCTGATAGAGTTCATATTGCAAATCACCAAGTATTTCTACAAGTCCAGCGATCTCCTTTTCCGCACCTTGCACACCATTCTTAACAAGTTTTTCCAGTGCATCGGTAACCAAGTATATGTGCTCCTCAACCATGTTGAATTTGTCCCCAAAGACTTGCCCCATGACATCGGCAACATCGAGTTGGGTATTCAGATCTGCCATGACACTATTCAATGTCACAATCTTTCCCTTTAAAGCCTCCACCTGAGGTGCTACCACACCCGTTCGTTCTGCCCAAATAGCCAATTGATCATTTATTACTTTCAGCTGACCCTCAGTTGCACCCAGTGTCAACATGGTCAGTGCTTTCATACTCTGGTCAAGCAAACTTAATTCATCTGTTAATGACGCTGTGGTGTCCCCGGTGAACTTTTCCATCATGGCGATGGAATGCAGTTGTTGTTTAAAGTCTTTTAGAACTGCATTGAGTGCTGCGGATTTAGTTGCTATCTCTTCCTCCCTTTTCCCACTAGAAAGAGCAGCGTCACGCTTTTTCATAGCATCTTCAACTGCTTCGGCATACAATTCCATATCACGCTTTTGTTGCACTAACGATTCCACCATAGCTTGACCTTCTCTAGCCACTGCTGAATTCATATCATGCATGGCCCACTGCCTCTTTTCAGCGGAATCTTCAAATATGCTATTTACTTCCCCATAAGCACTACCATACATGTCTGTCATGTTGCTCAGAAAACCCCCTGCTTTCTTTGTGCCTTCTTCAAGAACTTTTATTCCGGCGAAATCTATTTGTGCCCAATTGCTCTCATTTTCCTTTAAGATTGCCCGAACCGTTAGAAGTTCGTCATCTATCCTTTCCCTATAGGATATGATCATCATCTCGGCATCTTCCAATTGCCTATCATCCAATGATGGCAACATCATCATCCGTTCCTGTTCAAATACACCAATTTGCCCTAACAAATCCTTGGTCCTGCCATATGTTTTTTCCAATTTCTTTGTGCGATCCTCTTCAGCAATAGCATCCAGCAATAACATTTTTTTCTTCACCCCTGTCCAACGCAGTCGTTTTATTATAGCCTGCTTCTCCTCTTCTGCAAGTTCATCAAAATCAAAACCACGCTGATACAACTGCTCTTGGATGTTGAGTACTTCTTTTGCTTTCCCAAAATAAGTTATCAAAGCAAGTGTCACCCCAGTTATTGCAACTGCAAGTAAAGCCCACGGCTGTGTAGCCAAGAATTTTACCAAACGCACCATAGTTGTCCCAAGTACCACCGCCTTGGTTGACATCATAGCGAATCCTTTTATTACCATGGGAACCACACTCCCAACAAGAAAACCTAAAATTGTGACCAGTGGGCCCAATGCGGCTACCACTGCGCCTATCGTCACAATGGTTCTTTTTTGTGCTTCGCTTAAGTTGTCAAAACGTTCAGCAAGTCCTTCAATCCATACAGCAGTACGTTCTAACAATGGAATCAACACCTTTGATAAAGACGCACCAAACATAACCAAACTCTTCTGTACCCTGGCAAAAGCCTGTTGCATACGAAATTTAATAGTGTCTGCTGTTTCCTGAAACATTCTATTTGCATCCCCGGCAGAGTTCTTAATGGCCTCAAAAATCAACGCATTTTCTTCAGCATTCTCCCCCATGATGTCCAAGACACCTGTCAGAGAACGTATATTAGGAATAACCTTACCCAACATCTCTATTCCATATTCTTTAGAGATCTTACTGAGTTCCTCCAGTGCAGCAAGTAACCCATCATCACGGATCATCTTACGCAGTTCTGCACTGGATGTCCCCATATTCCCCAAAGCCTCTTCAGCCTCTTTAGCTGGTTTCAGTATGGAGTTGAATATCTGCCTCAACTGGATGGCCGCAGTAGCAGCTTTAGTACCTGTACGGGTCATTGCAGCAGTAGCAGCACCAACCTGGTCAAACGTTGCCCCCATCGCGGACGCAATTGGAAGTACTAAACCCATTGACTGAGCCAACAGAGCCGCTTCGGCTTTACCTTCCCTCACCGTAGCTACCAGAACATCGTTCGCCTGGGCAGCAGATAAGTTTTCTTTGCCATAAGCATTCATAGCAGAAGTCAATAGGTCAGCAACAACCTTGACTTCACCTAATCCCCCGGCAGAGGATTTAGCAGATTCCTCCAAAATCTCCAGGGTTTCTTTACCACGGATACCGGCAGAAGTAATAAAATACATAGCATCTGCCAATTCCCGGGGAGACTTTCCAACAGTTGGACCCAATGCAAGGACCGATTTAGTCCACTCATCCACCTGTTTCCTGGCAACCCCTACAAGGCTGACTACTTTATTCATACTGAACTCAAAGTCAGCATACATCTTCAAAGCAGCACCACCGACAAGAACCATTGGGACAGTCATGAATTGTGTCATATTGCGTCCAAATGTTTTCATAGCCGCACCAGCTGCTGTAAAATTTTTGGCCACCCCCATCAATGCCTTGCGACTGGCAGTATTGAATTGCTGCATCTTTACCATAGCATGATCCAATGAAGTTGTATTCACTGCGATCTGCGCGTATAGCGTCCCTAAAAAAGCTGAATTAGCTGTCATTTTATTTTCTTTTTTGCACCTTGTACACTCGCTATTCCCATTAATATCTGTCTCATATCCTCAACAGATTGTTTCTTAGGCTCTGGTTTCTGTTCTTCCACTTCTCCCCACTTCATCATAAAATCCATCGGTGTGGTGAGTTTTGGTTTGCGCCCTTTCTCAGGGTACAATTGTTTTACAATATTTGCAATCAAAGAACTTAGCGAAGCAAAACCCAATTCATCTCTCCATTTGCCTATTGGATCCAATCTATCATACGCTTCCCACTCAGTAAGTTGCTCGGAGGTCAAACTCTTTAACAGGTAATCGGGATGTGGGTATCCCAACTCTCTACACAGTCTGAAATAGAACTGACGACTTGGCCTCCCTTTCAGTTTTTTACCAACTCCTCCTTATCTTCCTCGGTAATCTTATTGATTTTCTGAGCCACTTCAACAATCTTCTCAAGACGGGCTGCACTCATCATCCGACTCAATACCTTGGCGTCGGCTTGCTTGAATACTAACTTCCCATCTCCATCACAAGCGGTGCAAACCACAAGCTTGGCGCGGAAATCATCCATCTTGCGTTCAATTTTACCTTTGTCATCAACATTAATAATACTGCGTTCCCAAATATCACGCTCATAGCCAGTCATCTGACGAACACAAATACCTTCCCCTTTACCGAGGTCAACTTCAACAATTTCAAGCTCCTCCTTCTGGAGTAAAGCTTCACGATTTAAAAGTTTCATGATTAAACTTTTTTAATGATTAATAAAAACAAACAATCCCTGATTAGGATTGAGTACTGTTAGACACTTGAATCAGCGCCTGAGTTCATAACAACCGCACCAGTGATCTGGATGGTCACATCTGCTGTGACTTTGTCATCCGGTGGTATGGTCAGGGGCAGTTCAGTTACCAGACCTTCAAATTCCATTGTGGTATTATCATCATCTGGTAAAATGATTTCATAATTCGAAGCCGTATTGCTATCAAAATCAGTCAGCATCAACTCATACGATGCGCGAGTGAAGTTCATAGCAAGTGATATGGTTCCGGCATTACGAAATCCAGTGATAAACTCTCGGTATCCTCCAGTGGAATCCAATGAAGTGACATCGATAGTATCACGAGTCATGCCTGGTCCGGTAATAGAATTAATCTCAGCGACGTCCGCGTAAGCGGCACCTCCCCAACGACGAAATCTTGTTCCTACACCAGCAATAGCACTACTAGCCATAATTTACCTCCTTTGTAAGTTAAAATTAATAATAAATCGTACCCTCTCGGAAGCGTCCCAGTCTAACAAGGCGATTCCACCTGGGGTATAAATAACACTATATAAAGTCCCGTTCCATGTCTCTTGTCCCCGGCCATGTAATGAGGTTTTTATATCATTGATTAAACTCCATCCAACTTGATAATCAAAATTGCGTACCCGTATTTGGACGGAAGGGTACTCATATCTTTCCTCTTTATTGAAAGTTAGTTGTTCGGGAAATCCACCGGTATCAAATATAGTCACGGTGTTATCCGGTGTTTCTGGTTCCTTACCAATAAACAAGTCGGTTGCGAATACGAGCCCTAAAGCACTTTCCGCTTCCAACATATCTTTTATGTCTTCTGATTGTGGGTTCATCTTTTTATTTTTGCACCTTTACTAATCAAATGAAATATTCGATCCGCGTTCCTTTTAATCGCATACTCAAACCACTTTGCCCCGGAATTTTTACGGGACCAGTTTGTTGGCCCAAGCCTTTCATGGACATACAAGGCATAGTTTGCACTGTATCCAAAAATAATGACACTCTGCTTATTCTTACGAAAGAACCTTGTTGTCCAACTACTGCGAAGATTTCCAGTATCCACAGGAGTCAATGGTGGTGTTTTTTCTGTATCTGCGTGAATAAACTCTGCTGCTTCGACCAATCCCGCAGCAGAACCAACTTCTATATACGTAAGTGCAGCGTTCAAATTACGTAGAACCCTATCCATGCCATGGAACTTCCTGCTCGTTGACGTTGTGACATTAAGAGCGGGGTTCCTACGATATATGTTTCCTGCTAGGGATCTCTGTGCCATTATAAATATGCTTTACGTACAAATTCAGTTGTTGATCCAAGACTTGGGGTTTTGTCAAATCGTTTGATCTCCCATGCCCCGTCAATTATTTTTGGATCCACAACAGGGTCCCCACTGCTATCAGCAATATCAACCAATTCCCCCAAGTACAGAAACCCGTTTTCATCCACATCCTGTAAGGTATAAACATGAGCTTTTGAATAGCTTTGCTCTCCTTTATTACTCATAAACGTTCCCGTTCTATCTTCCCAACGACACAGGATCTCTACAGCGGCGTCAAATGTATTACTCCCATACCCATCTGGCGTGGGATTTCCCCAATACACAGCAGTCTGTGTACAGGCCTGTATTATGGTTTCTGCTATACTCATTAGTCAAAACTTTCTATTGCGTACATTATAGCTGCTCTCTTACCAACCCTATTCATCTTACCTGTCGTATCCAATGCCAAGACAGTCTGACCATACGTAGTGGATCTGAGCATATCATATCCCTTCCCAACATACTCCACCTTGCTGCCATACTCTACCTCGGCATCACCAACCTTCTCACGGGCAATTGTGGCTACTCTCCAAATAGTCGATGTTACAAGATGAGCCGAATACCAACGCTCTATCTCTTTCAATATCTCATCACTTGTAGTCGTATCATTTACAAAGATCTTGTTAATGATCAGATTCGCCGCAATGATAAATATATCAATAGTAGAATCCGCTACCGTACAATCTGTCATGATTGCCTTTACTTCAGTTGCTGTTACTCTTACTGCCATGATCTCCTCCCTTCAGGTGCCTTGTATAAGGCGTGTAATACTAGTTCTCCATCTGTTGGTCGTTCATATGTGGTATTCTTCCACAGGGTTCCACCTGGTATATAAACGACAATACTCATCCTCCAATACTCTCTCATTGCATCTCTCCACGCCCTCTTCGGACTGACGAAAGCACAGATTACAATTTTTCCTTCTGCTTCGAGCTCTGCAGCCATCTCAGCTGCATCCATTAGATTCATGACTCTGCCTTTATCGGTATAGTCATCATTTTTTCTTTTTTCCCGCAACACATCACCATCAATCATAGCCACGCTAAAACCTGCTAGTTTATATTCCGCAGCAAGTGCCTCGGCATAATGCGTTTTGCCTGCGCCTGCTTTACCTGTTATCAAGTACACCATTTTGGTTGGGTTGTTTTAATTGTTTTCTACTATGCCACATTAATGGATCTATGAAATCAAGTAATTCTGGATTCCATTCCAATCCCAGCCAATCGATTGCCTCATACAACTGTTGGTAATCCCCGTTCACAAATCGGTGTGGCCAGACCTGCTTGCAATTTGGTCCCTCTTCTTCAGACATCATCTCAATGAAACGCTCTATATGCTGATGCACCCACCATTTCCACCCCTCTTCGACACTACTAGCACCAACGGCTCTCTGATTTGCTGAATTGTTAAAAGCTTTCATAAATCCAGTCTTCCCACAGGATTGGATAATGTCACCTGTTCTGCGACGTACTATAATCCACTTTGCATTGGGAAAGGCGTAATGCCAGATAGGCCACATCAAACACATCTTTGCCCCTTTATACATCCAGGGCCCACCCTCATACCCCTGCGCGTGTATTACTGCTTCCACCCTGTGTTTCCAATCTCTGGGAATTGTCATATTAGCAACATCAGGCAATGGGTATTGCCCCAAGGGATCTACACCCAATTCTCTCAAATAAGGCTTCATGATGTTACTGCGTATATCGGCATTCTCAAACATCCCCTTCTGATTATTACTATTGGGTCCGGACATATTCCCACCAAACGCACCACACATATTAATTATGCCTGCAATCATGCTGGTGCCACTACGAGCACATCCTGTTATTAAAATCGGGTCTTTCATATCTATGGAAAATATTTACACATTGTATCATCAATAATAACCTTTTCAACTATTTCATTGTATGCACCAAAGGTACACCTGGGGCAATCGTCAATCTTTACACTACGGATTATTTCCCGGTGCCTGTCTGTATTCCATATCTTCAATAGTTCATATGGATCGGGATCATGCCTACACATTATCAAGTCCTCGCGGCCACGCATGTCAAAACACAAATGGACATTGCCATCAGCGCCAAATGTCGGAATCAGTGGTATGGCCCAGCAACGGGAGAAACTAAGTTTCCTTGAGAAATCGGGATTGAATTTATGCCTGATTCCAAATACCCTAAAATCCTTTGTCTCCAATTTCATCCCCTCCTCTATTTGATCATTTATATGATGGATGGTTGTGACATCGAATTCTGGCTTTTCCTTTACCTTCGACAGGTTATCCCATCCAGCTGGCCGGAGGTGGAAATCCTTTACACCAACCTCTTTTGCCAGTTTTATAGCGGCATATATTTCACCAGCATTGTCCGGAGTAAGCAGAAACTTGAAAGCCACATCACACTTGCTTTTATGGTGGTCCACACGCTTCACAAGTTTTTTCATATTTTCAATGACCCTATCAAATGCACCTTCGCTCTCAATACCTTTTATCTTCGTGTAGGTAGCACTGGTGGCTGCATCTACAGAGAACCCAACCCAACGCGCTGTTATCGCAGCAACATCGATATCTTTATCATTCATGGGGAAACCTGTTGTGATAATCCCGGACTCCAAACCATTGCCGTACATGGCCTCAAGCAGGGTTGTCATTTCCTTGTTTATATAAGGCTCACCACCACCACTGATACAAGCACTCATGGGAGTAAAATGTCTGGTAGATCCACGCCAGGTTGCTAAGAAGTCAACAAGTTTCAACATATGTTTCCCAGTCATAAGCTTGTTGCTGTGGCTCATCATAGTATAGGCATTGCAGTGTGGACAATCGAACATACACTTATTTGACGGATCGATGTCAACAGTCACCGGAGGCAAATACTCTTCCTTTGCACATGCTTCCAGGTGCTCTTTCCACAACAACACTTTTGCGCTGTTAAACGGATTCCATGGATTTGACCACTCTTTCATATTTTTCTTTTTTCACTTTCGTGTACAGATCATAATCTTCACTATACATGTCAATGATTTTTGTTTCTAATCTACTATCCCTTCGTATTACATCCATGAGGTATTTTTGCAATCCAGGCTCCATTGAGCGATTGATCCACACATCGTAATTTATTTGTTTGCGTGTCGTATGCACGTCAACAAAAGCCCTGATGTCATCCAAAAGTATATCATACAATAATATGTAATCCATAATGTCTGGATCATACATCTGGTATACCTGCGGCATTATATGTGTATCAAATACATTGTCTTCAATATCACAAATGAATTGCCTAAACCTTTTATGTGGATTAATGATTCTATAATATGGCAATGACCTAGTGTACTTTGGTGACCCGTCATGACGCAGCTTCTCTATTTCCAAATATCCGGAGACAATCCGTGTCAGTGGATCCCGCACACATGTGAATTTCACCATTTTAGAAGTGTTTGTCTTGTAGGCAGATTTGGATATGTTCCTTTTTTGGAAAAACATGCGGCTTATTGTGGAATTGGCATTTTTGGACACAGGAAAGAAGCAAAACTTGCCTGTGGTGTTCGTAAAGAACAACCCGTGTTTCCATTTCCTACGCACTATGTCATTGAATTCCATCATACCTTTTCATGGATTATTTCCTGTAAATATTCTTCAGGTGTTTTAAACTGTAAATCTGATGTTTTGTACTTATATATTTGTTTTTTAGCATCTGCACTCACGAACGGATCCTTATCAAACATTTGACAGATGTCACTTACTGCAATCCATCCATCGGAATAAAACCGAAGTAATTCCTTATTGTGGTTGCTGAACGCAAATGGGATCTTTTTTGCCACCTCTTCAGCTGAAATGACTTGTATTTGGCTGTCCTTTGTAACAAACAACTTCACACCCATCAACACATCATGCACAATCCCCTTAGTCATATTCTCACCTATTACAGAACACAATCTGACAATGGTCCATTTGGGACAGTAATGCTTGACAATGCGTTCTGCGAGTTTTCTGTGAAATCCATAATTACTTTTACCAGGTGTCTCCGCATCTATAGATGATATGTAAATATATTTGCCATACTTTAAATGACTGACACGGTACATAACAGAATTGACCGATGCTTCAAAGTCCTGATTTGGATCAGATTCAGCCAGGTACTTCATACTGCTACCGTTGGCATCTATCACGACATCATAATAGCTGTCATCCCAATCTGCACGAAATATTGGGTACCGATCACCATCCGGCAGATGATTGAAAATCTCCCGGCCAATAAACCCATTTGCTCCTATAACTCCTATTCTCATAATACTTTGTAAACTTTTTGTATGCTACGCCGCAGTCCACGGCTGTGTATTTCAATTGCCTTAACAGAATGTTCTTCCAACATCTCTTTCCACGCCAAACTTTCCCCACCCTTATATTCTTTCGTGGCACCCCAATCATCAAAGTATACCACGGTGCCTGGGACAATCAACCAATTCTCAAACATAAATTTAAGTGCATCCCGCGTGGACGTGTACAGATCGACATCGATTTCAACAAGTGAAGCAGGATTCATCCTCTCCTTCTTCAGAAGATCTGTATCAAGTGTGTCACAAAGAAATCCGGGAATGAGCTTGAGTCGTTCGTTTCCAATCCCCTTTGTTATGATGTCCACAACCTTTACAATGGAACAATCGTATAACTTTGTGGAGGAAAACCCTCCTTTATCAAACTTAACATTCCTTTTATTATACTGCTGACCATTCTCTTTGGGGAAACCAATGAATGAATCAAACCCGAACATTTTCCCATACTGTATTTGCTTTTCATCCAAATACTCAGATATGTATTTGGCAGACATTCCAGACCATACCCCATATAAATAGACATCACCTATGAAAGTGATGGCGTCCATGGCTTCTCTACGACCAGGCCTCATGGTCTTTATGGTTTCTGATATTTCTGTGAATGTTTTAGGCATTGGTTGCTGCGTTAAATTCGTGTCTTAACTCAATAAGTTCAGATATGGACATAGTTTCATGTGTGATATTTGAATCAATATAATAGTTCTCCGGATACTCTTCCCTGATCTCATAACCATTCTCTTTGCAATAATCCCACAGCCTGGTGCCTGGAAAGACACTCAAGAGGGTCATCTTGCCTGACTGCACCCCACACTCCACATTGAGGGCGATCGTCGCTCTGATGTCCTCTGTTGTCTCTGTGGGGGCTCCTATGATGTTGTATGAAGTCGTCTTCAGACCCACTTTCTTCGCTGTGTGAAATGCATCGAGAATCTTCTTTCGGGACATGTTGCGTTTATAAAGCCCGTTGCGAATCCTATCCACACCACTTTCAATACCCATCCGGATAGTGGTACAACCTGCTTCCTTAAGTGCTACCAAGACTTCTTCATTGACAGTATCTGGTCTGGTTTCCACAGAGAATGGTACTGATATGGAATCCCTATACTTTGCACACAACTCAATAGTTCGCTTCTTATTCACGGTAAATGTCTCATCAGTGAACCAAACCATATCCATATCATACTTTCTTGTAATGAAACCTACTTCATCAATGATATCATCAACTTCACGGAACCTGGTTATTTTCTCCTCATACAACTTGGCCATAGCATCACATGAACAATAGGTGCATCGGAACGGGCATCCCCGGGCGGTAAGAAACACACCAGATGCTCTATGCTCTTCAGATTCCCAATTAAGTTGTTTGGCAAAGTGCCTTTGGAACATCCCATGGTCCGGCCAAGGCAGTGCATCTACATCGGCAAGCTTGCCTGTGATGACACTCGTCAATGACTGACCTTGTAAATAATCGAGAAGGGCATATTCTGCTTCACCAATAATTGCAGAGTCAAATACTCCAGAATCAAAAGGTGTGAATGTTGCGTGGTAACCACCTATTACAAAGGGAACATTGGTCATGATCTTCAACTCCCGAGCTAATTCCTTTACAAAGGTGTAATCCGGTGACAGGGCACTGAAGCAAATGACATCAGGTTCTATCGATTTTACCTGTATCTTGAGGAAGTTCACCGTTTCAAATGTACCATCCCACAAGAACACTTCTATCCCATTATACTTCAGATATGAAGATATGTAAGCCAGCCCCATAGGAATCTGTAGGGTCTTAGCCACGTTAGGATATATGAGTAGGACTTTCATTAAGTTTTTTTATGACCAGTACAGAAGCATCGTCTTCTTGATTTAAAAAAGTTGTATGGGTTCTCTCAATTTTTGCGAACTCCCATCCTGGTGGCTGTATTCGTTTAAAAAACGTTTCATAATTTCTTCTCTGGAAATTTTCCTGCAAAACTATTGTCTTTCTGGCAGACATGCATATATTGAGAATCGCTTTTCCACAATTGACATCACTGAGGTGCATCAATACCGCACTGGATACAATACAATCAACAGGAGGAACACTATTTTTCACAATATCAACACACCCCACGAAAGGGATCAAACTCAAATGATCTGTTTTGAGAGATACTATTTGCTCCTCTGATATGTCTGATCCGTAAACTTGTATTTTTCCATTGGACAACATACTTATATTGGATAGGTGATTTCCACGACCACAACCGATTTCATGAAGATCTTTGGGAGCAAGTTTTAAAATCATTTCATATAACAACTTATGCTGTGGATGTATTTGTAAACACCCTTTTTCAATATACAATTCATTATCTACATACACATGATTCTCATCAGACAAAACAAGGGTATACGTATTCTCAAGATCTACCAGTTTTTGATTGTATAACGATGGATACCTGCCCCAATCGTAATCATCCTCTCGCACACCTCTACGCATCTTATATGGCTTCCTTGACATGATCAAATTGTTTAAAAAAGTTATGGTATAAATAATCTTCTATGACCTTGTAGCCATGGAAGGCTGTTTTAAAATTGTGTTTTATTGCTGGCATGCGTAACCCGGTAGCAAAACAATCAATGAGGATGTCAGACCAGTAATCTTTTACCGATGTGTTGTGGATGGCCACCTGGTACATATACGGGGCATATACTTCTGCCCTTGCTTCTGGGGGAAATGGTTTGTATCCTCTACCAACAACGTGTAATACATCAGCAAATTCTTTCACAACCTCGTGCCTGAAACGATGTCCCACGGCTTTGCGCTTATCACCAACTACGGTAAGAACGAGCTCTGACTTGGGATAGATCTTCCACTCATGAGAATATAATGAAGAACCACTGCCCGGGCAAAAGACTCTTTTTTTCTCAGGAAATAATTCCAAGAAGTCCAAATCATGAGAAATGATATAGTCATATTGCTCTGCATATTTCTGTAAAACATTATAAGCTTTGAAATTTATCACAGCAGGCTCTATAATCCACGCTACCTGCAAAGTATCGGCCATACGTTTTACAGTGGGGAGATAAGCGGCAGTATACACATTGACTTTTCTGATTCTATTATCCCTCTTCCACTGCACATGCTGTGGCGAGTCATATCCGTTGAAACAAGGGACATGCCTGATATTTTTATCCATGAGGGTTATTTCCATCATGACTTTTCAAATAAATAATTTTCTACTACTACGTAATCCATCTCGGTATTGTATAATATGTGTAGAGCGTCTTCAATTGTTGTCAGAATAGGCTTTCCCTTTATATTGAAAGATGTGTTCAAAAGGACATCTTTGCCATAATCACTGCTCATGTACCCCAACAAGCTATGCAGGAATGAGTTCTCACTTGCCTTCACTGTCTGAATCCTGGCCGTGCCATCAACATGTGTAATTGCTGGAAGACGGACGTGTGATTTAACCCGCGTACAAAATGACATAAATGGAGATTCTCCGGAAAACTCAAAATACTTCTCCCTTTTCTCATACTGGACCACCGGCGCATAGGGACGATACCATTCCCGGAACTTGACCTTCTTATTGAGTATGTCTTTCATATCCGGATACGTGGGATCACACAGTATACTCCTGTTACCAAGCGCACGTGGTCCCACCTCGGAATCACCCTGCACCACACCTATAATATTTCCCTGGTCCAGAAGTGTGGCAATCCGTTTAATATTGCATTTTTTTGCCTTATATTTTTTCACATACATCTCGATCTTGTCCGCATCTAAGACAGGAAATCCTTTGTACGTGATATCAAGTTTTTCATCTGAGTTTATCTCCCGGGCGATCATGCCAAAGGATAGACCGCAATCATTGGGATTAGGTGGGACAAACACAGGATTATCTATACCACGCCGTAGTTCTTCATTGAACAGGACGTTCAAAGCACACCCGCCCGTAAGAACAATAGGAAGATTGTAGTTGTCTAATACACTGTTTATTTGTTCCAAAACAAGTGCCTCAAAAACAAATTGTGAAGTAGCGGCCAGATCATATGCATTCTCTCCGGACAATGAGTTCACACCAAGATACAGGCCTATATTAAGTTTTTTCAAAGACTTGGGATGATGCCCACTGCAGTGCATGTAAAATTGCTTCACAGGACGTAACCACTCCTTACGTATATTACCATAAGCAGCTAAACCCATTTTCTTCCCGGCAAACGATAACAGATAACTTCCCCAATTCAACTTGTTTTCCTTGGTCACCTCGTTCAAGGGCATTGCCAAGAGATTGTATCCGGATCCCACTCTTGGATGGGTGATCGATTTTATTTTGTTAATTGTACCATCCTTGACATGGTATATGTTGAAGTAAGAAACCTTGCCGTAATCCCATCCCCCGTCGTCATAAGAAACCACAATAGCTTCTTTGAATCCGGAAAGGTGGTATGCCCCGGCAGCATGTTCCAGGTGGTGGCCACCTTCTTTAAAGGCCTTTATATCCCAAATCTCTTTGAGGTAGGTAATATGTGAGTTTGGGACACCGTGCGTAATACAGAGATCAAAAACAGGTAGTCCAAATTCTTTTTCAATCAATTCGGTTATGATCCGATATATTAGTTTGAAATCGGCATAGGTGTTAAGCGTAAAGTACCTTTCCTTTACCAACCGCTCCAGTTCGAAAATACGAACCTTGCCGTCAGAGTAAACGGTAATATTTGCGTCATGATGTCCGTAAATACTTATAATCATCATTTCTCAAATTCAAGATCAATACGCACCCACTCCTTGGGGCATATGTCACAGTTAGTATATTTTGAATCCACACTCCACCTGGAAGCTGCGATTATTGTTTTCTTCATGTTTGGTATAAGCCATGCACCCCACCAGCTAAAACAACTATTTGGGATTATGGCGTGATCACATTTGCTCATAAAGCTCATTGTCGCGTAATCAGTATAATCACGACTGTCCAAAACGTAATTAAATTCTCCTTTCATATTTGCAGCCACCCAGTCCCGGGCATCCGTAAAACATACAAATTGGGGATCTTTAAACCATTCCCGCATCATCTGCATTCCCCTGAGATAAAAATCTCTGGGCACGAGTCCGTGTTTCTGTTTTGCCACACCGTCTGTTCTTTCTCCCCTACGCACATGCACAAAGACAGATGGTCTTGTCCGCAACATAGTTTCAAAGTAAGCCATGGATTCATGGTAGGGATCATTCTTCAATGTAAACTCCGCAAGAAGTGTATTCCTGTAATTTCTGAAGTAATCGGCATCCTGGAAATACCCACTATACACCACATTCCCAAATGGACGAAGTAGGCTCGGGTCATATCCAGCATATTTTTCCGCTCTTTTTTCATGATTAACAGCAGTGGACTCATTATTGGTAATATTGAATTTATCCAAGACATAGGGGTAATTATACACGTGGTTGCTATTATACCAACTGGTGTCAAGCACCAAGGATGCGTCATGCTTCAGAGACTGGGCCCTCCCAAAAGCATACTGGAACATCTGATTTCCAAGCCCTCCTTTTAGTATAATTTTGACTTCTTTCATATCAACGGTTTTTTAAACCTATCAACATAATCACGGTGACCATTCTGGATATCGGAATGATCTGCCCTCTGCCACGCCATTGGTGGATTGAAAGCATATGCCTTTAACGTGGTCTGCAAAGTTCTGAGATACCCATCCACAGAATCCTTCAAAAAAGGAAAACCACTGTACCATATATTCAATACTTCTGCGAAAACTCTTTGATTCACAGCATACGCATGTGTTGATGTCATTTCAGTAATGGCAACAACATGTTCCTTAATACCCTCTACATACTGCCCCACACCATTTAACCCACCCAGATATAACATATCCCAATCAGAGGGGACATTTTCCGACCAGAGATCGAACTTTTCCGAGAAATGATCCACAAATTCACAATCATCCTCAAAAACCAACACGGATTGCACATCATCCTTCATAGCATCTCTTAATATCGATATATGTGTAGATATACATCCAGACATACCTTCAAATCCTCTCAGGGGTGGTTTATATGCGTCCGGTTTCCATCCCCATGTATTTCCTTCAACTGCGCGAATACGACCAGCACTTATTCCATTAGCAAGAAGCAACTGATCCATCCTCTTTCTGCGATCTGCTCGTTTAGGAAGATTGATATAACATATCCGGTCGAAGAATGTATTAATCTGCATACCATGCCTCCTTTACCCATTGTGCATCCACCTGGTTTGGTCTGGGGGATCCGTGAAAACATATGATACGGGCATCCTCTTTTAATCCAAATCGTTTTACATGCCTTTTATAACTACAAATCCCACTAACCACATTTTGCCAATGGACATAACGCTTACCGGCTTGTTTCAATTGGAAACTCAAATAATCCTGATCTCCTGCAAATTTACGGGAGTACAACTCATAGTTGAACTGCTCAAAGAGGAAGTTGAAAGACCCATCATTTCTCCAACTCATAATCGCAGATGCTACATAATTTTCCCACCGTGATCGTGTTGGGTTGAAAGGACGCAAACCAATGAAATCAAAATCTTGCATCAACAGATCATCGATGTTGGCAAGAATGATTGTATCCAAATCAAAATAAAGGATGCGATCTGCATCAACCAAGTCTGGCCTAAACAACTCCACCTTTGACCACCATCCATGGTAATCAAACCTTAGTGGTAAAGCAAAAGGTTGTAGTACATCTGCCCCTGTATGTACCATATTCACAATTGAACGACCTGTATCTGTCAAGCAATAGAAATCATAAGGTACGGTAATGTTCTTCTCCAACATGCCTTTCAAACGAATTACATCAATTGGGTGAAAATCACCTCCAGATTTCAATACACATATTATTGCCGTTTTCATTTCCTTCTCCTCCCTCGTATTATCTTAACCTGTGGACTGGCCGGTGGGGGTAATTTTGTAATGTCCACAACCGGAACCGGTAACCCCTTTAAAACATCCTTAACAGTCATTTTCGGAAAAATATCAATTGCACTGTCAGGACTAGCATTAATAATCACAATCCCACGAACTGCAGCATCTCTGGCAATCGCGGGAAACCCGGACATATGGCGTATAAATGGGAGTTTTTCCTTTTTACGTGGTGTGTACTTACCGGGACCGGAATAGTCTGAATGCCAATGCTGTCTGCCATCATCACCCAATTTCATATCAAATCCCAATAACACAATACGTTTTGCACCCATATTCGCTGCCACACTTATTGCCGCTGCACCACTGTTGCCGTTCCAAGCGACTTTGTGTGGGTCCGGAGTTATTCCTTTGTTATGGGAATTGTCCTTGGGAGTATGTTTGACATTCTCAGAACGGAATCTGCCATTGGCAAAATAAGGATGGCTCGTCACCTTTAATCCTGTAAATTCTGCCAGTAGTTTCCTGTGCTTAAGATACCAACCCTTATCTCCCCAGAACACAACATCAATCCAGTTACCTATCAGAAACGCTGTATTGACTCCAATCGCATGTTTTTTGTGAATGGAATCCATATAGGGTGAATAGGCACTGAGCGGTAAATCCTGAGACATCACATTCTGGATGATTTCTTCCGGGACATCAAATTGTCTCGGTAAAGATGGTCCTCCACCTAATATCCAACATTCGCCGCCTTCCCATATTCTAGGAATGCGCCAGGCCATTATGCCTGCAGACCCTCGATGAATTTCTCAGCTGCCTCTTTCCCTTTGATCGCTTCTTCATTCACGACCTTTTCATTGGAATCAAGTATATTGTAGAAACCACCACTACGGTGCTTTACAGTATACTCGGGCTTGACCACCTTTACAGGTGCTGCGGCTTCCTCCTTTGCAGGATTCTTATCCAAGCAAATAATAACATCACGGAAACCCTGAGGTATCTCATGATCATATGCCATAAATTCCTGCCCAGGCTTAATAATCCGATTACTCTTCATACGGAAGGATCCTCCACCGATCTTTTTCCACTTGAGCTTTTTTTCGTCTGTATTTTTTGAACGTTCCATTGTCTTAAGTTTTTAAAAGAATCACTTGATTAGTGATTACTTGATTTAAGAAGCGTGAACAACCCCACATTTGCCGTCTTGGTCAGAACGAATCTGCGGCACCTGGATTGTCATTACTTTGTATTTGGTTACAAACCTACCTTCTTCTGTCCACTGGACATTCTGGATTCCCATACCACGAACCAGGCGAACAGTTTCCTTGCTCATCTGAACCATGAGTACGTTATCAGCCGTAAGGGTGTCAACCACCTTTATACCTTTGATACCACTAATCTTCAGGAGTCTCTCACGAATGGTTCCAGAAGTTCTGGTATCAGGAGTAGCATGGACATAATCTTCATCCAGTTTGGTTTCATATGCTGTAGGAATATACACCATAAACGGACCTTGCTGGAAATTATTAAGCATTGACTGTTTCCAAGCCAAAACCTGATCAACAATGTCCTTACCGGAAGCAGCTGAATCATCCCAATTGGTTCCCAGCGTCTGGGTATCCCGGTCTGGGTGATTGAGGTAACTGTAAATACTGTTCCTGCTGCGTGAATCCTTTGTACCCCATGCATATTCGGTATCCGTAAAAAGCATTTGCTCCAGCTTCAGCTTTATTTTACGAGTAGCACGTTCAGCCATTGTGGTGTCAATACCATTACCCATATTCCTGGAAACCGTGAGAGCACGAGTGTTTATTTCGTAGTCTGCATGGATTATCGGAATGGGTAAGTAGTTATGTTGCCATTCTGGCCTGTCGTTCTGTCCACGGGGTAAACCGTCCATGGTCAGTTCAGCAGTCAACGCATCGGATACGTCATGCCATTCCAGCACGGTTGTACCCATCCCGTTTCCGAGATCATAGGTTAATCCATTTGAAACCAGATCCTCAATACCACCAAGCCTGGACTCGGAGATACCAATTACAGCTTCATCAAGTCTCTTCCATTCATCCCTTCTCAGGGTGGCGTTGACATTAATGGACTGGGTTGCATAATTCTTGGGATCCTCACGGTCCCCACTTCCTTTATAGACCGACATGTATGCCCGACCATCGTTTCCAACGAAAGGACGTAATGAACCAGGGTCCATTTGGTTATTTGCCTGTAGTGTGTGAGCGATATCGCCCTTCATATCTACCTGTACATTTGTATTTGGCATTTGAATTTCTCCTTTCTGTTTTAAACGATCCTGACCTTGATGCGACCACCCAATACCAATGGAGACACACTTGAGTCCGCACTGGAATTAAGCAGATCGAGCGCCTCAAGAGCCTGACCTACGATTTGATTAGTGACGTTCGGTGCATTACTGGCATCGGCAGCATGTGCCTGCATTAATCCCGAGCCATTGGATTCCAAAAAGTCTCCAATGGATACATCTTCGTCATCAGCTAAAATAGCCATAACGATATCGCCGCGACCTGGGATCCAGCATTGGATCTTGTCACTGGCAGCGTAGGTATCATCGATACCTTTTCCCTGTAGTTCATCCTCAACAGCGAACATGGGAAGAACATTCCCACCGGCAGTTGCATGTGCTTGCACATTTGCACTACTGTCAATCGCTATTAACGTTCCCGGAATGATAGCAACTGCAGTTGCAGTATACTCTTCATTGACATCCGAGAAATTTTTGATCTTAATAGACTTTAAAGCCATATTTTATCCTCCTCTCTTAAGCGGTTGCCTTCTTCGTGGCAAAAGGAGGCAGTAAAGGCTCCTCGCCATCGATATTCACCTCCACGGTTTCTACGCCATTCAATGAATAATCAGCAACTGTTGTTGTTACAACGGATTTGAAAACATTCTCCAGAGTTTCAATCTCCATAACTTTGAGTTTGTCCTCTGTCCAGACATCTTCCGTATTATCAAGAATGGCTTTCACCATTTTTGTACGAGCCTCCTGATGGAGTCTCAGACCGGAACTAAATTGTTCCTTGAATTCATTCGGTACGGACTCCAAAAAATCCTCCACCTTTTCAAACTTAGGTGTGGCATTTGCAGTCACGTCGGCTGGCTTTGTCTCGGCATTCGCCTCAACTACTGGCTCTGTTTTTACAGGGGGATCTTTCTTGACCTCGTTCTGCACGAGTTTGGCAATTTCCTCCTCCTTCAGAGTCAGCAACCATGGTTTTGCCTCGGCGGTGTATACAGTTTTCTCGTTGGCAATCAACGCATCAATCGCATCTTCGCAGCAAGGCTTGGCAATCTTGTCACTCATGTTGGTAACCTCCTTTTTAGAATTGTTATTATTTGTACGTCGTATAAGACCACCCCTTGTGAGGGTAACGTACGTTACTTGTTTGCGTACTTCCGTAGGCTCCTCCGCAAACGTAAGTTCTCCATTGTCATTAACGGAGTAATCACGCCTGTACATTTTCGGGGGAATCACAGGATCACGCGACCTGACACTATAAACAAAGTAATCGTCATACACATTTTCAGTGTAATACGATTTAAGATCAGTGTCCATTGCATCAAGTTTGGTCTGAATCAGAGACATTATCTCACGATAACCCGATTCCGCATTGGCAATCAGATCCGCAAGATATTGCTCCTTACTCAAAACCGTCAATTTTTCATCCTTTTCTGTTTTCATAGTTTTACTCTTTCCTCCTTCCTTATTAGCACGAACGCCACAGCCATCATCAATCGAACATGCACCAACCTCTCCGGGTAAAAGAGCGAGATGATCTGGTCTATGATTTCTGGATATAGCATTGTAAGTTTCACCTTTCCATTCACCTGATACGTTTTCGTCTTCACTGAACAGTCCCGCACTCACTTCCATGAGCTCACCACTGTCAATGGTGCTTAAAGCCTCAGGAGATTTTTGTTTTATCTCCCCCTCCTCTATCCAAGCCTCTGCACGTAATCGATCTCCATCCATTCTCACGTCCTCGATTACTCCCACACCATATTCTTCCAAGATTCCTGGTACCTGGGCAGAGACATATTCTCCACCACTTTGTGGGTGACTAATTGTAACAGGTACACCGTTCCAAGCATCTGCTGCGGCTCCTAGTTCTTCCGCTGAATGGTACAGGGGACCATGATTTCCACTATGGACCCCTTCAACCATCATAGTTACTGGAACGACGATATATTTTTTTCCATTGCGTTCTTCCCTACGAACCGTGTAATCGGCATTCACACAGAAAATGGACTTTAAATGGGTACGAATCGCACCATTAGCCCGTCGAATAGCTGAATTCTCCTGACCACCACGGGTAAGGGTGTTATTTGCTATTCTTACCCACTGATCTTTTTGCTTCTCAGTAAGTCCTTTTTTGTGCTCGTCTACGTCTTCAATTGTCCATGACATAACTTTACGTATTTGCAGGGATTGTCTCCCTGAGTGTTTCCCATTCTTTTCTGTATGGCAATGCCAAACAGCGGCATTGTGGGTGTAAGGGAATCATATTCATTGCTACTTCCAATGTAAATGTTTCTCCTTCATGTGCTTCACATCGTTCACATACCCTATGATCTCCAGCAGTTTTCCATTCTGCCAAGATTGTAACGCCTTGCATTCCCCAATTCATGTATTCTTGGATCATGCCTTGATGGTGGGCCCGGATGATTTCTGTTCTTGCAAGTATCTCTGCTCTTCGCGCTGCCGGTATATACCTCCCCAAACTATCAGTAATACCTAGTTCACCCGCGCCCGTACCATCGATTACTGCAACAAGTTTCCTTGCCAGCAAGCGGGGATTATCTCCATCAGCTATTCCTTGTGCCAGGATCCTGCTTATAATCTGATCCATTTGCGCTGTAACTCCTTTCAATTCCGCGAATACCCGGGTATACAACACACCCAATCGATCTAAGTGGAGTGGGAGTCCCACTGCGAGATCAATTCCACCTGTAGAATCAATTGATGGGATGTTAACATCATGCCTACGTATCTCGTATCTTGCCCGTTGGATACCGCGTTTATACGAATCCAATATGTATTTATTTGTCCATGCTCCTTCTAATCCAACACCGAATTGCTCGAGTTCTCCAGTAGTGAGAATACCAACTTCAACCTGGTGTTCTAGCCATCGCAGGAATGCCTCCAGTTTATCCACACTACGTGGAAAAGCAAATGCCCCAGCCCCGGGTATTTGTATCTGATTGAACAAAAAGGAGCCGGGAGCATTTCCCTCACTTAAACCAAACGCGTTGTTCACACCCACACCTACCCTAATAGCACGAATCAATTCCTTAAAACGTCGTTTCATATCACGAGCAAACGCATTCCGCAATGCCGTGGTCCGAGTTGGATCGACTTGCGTAAGTATTCTATGTGTAAGTACTTCACTCATTATTTACTGTTACTGCCACTGCTTCTTCACTGATTATGGACTCCTCTGTAGGAGTTACTGTTTTTTCTTCTTCTGTCATTTCAGATCGTGCCTGCTCTACCATGGCCTTTTCCTGTGGGCTCAATCCCAACATGATATCAACAAAAGTATCTGGTGGGATGATTGTCTCAGCCAATGGATTCTGTGAGTACTCCCTGAGAGCCATTGCCCGGGCTTTACCAACCTCTACACGTTCCTTCTCATTCAATACAAATAGGTCTTCCCAGGCAATATCGTAATCAGCATCCTTTGGTTTTGGGAGAATCCCAAATTCCATACAACGATCTGCAAACGGCCTGACAATGTTGGGTTCGGCATATTCTTCACGCCGACCAGTCACAAAGGATAGGTATTCTGATTTATCCTGACTACTGGCCAGTTCCCCACGCTCAGAACCGGTGAGGATCCTCTTTGGGATGCCTGTAACCGCAGATATCATCTGTATCTGTACATCGACATGATCACCTGGCTCCGCGATCTGCTGGGCTAGTGCCTGGAGGTCAATTCCTTCATTAACCAAAATTCTTCGCATATTGTGTTCAAACTCAGCAATCTGATCTTTCAAATCAGCTTCCATCTCCGCTGTGAGTTGGAAATCAGGATCCACTTTCCCCTGATAACCAGGACGAGCTCCTCGCCAGAACATCTCAGCATCACCACCCACGATCTTCTCCAAGTCCATGAGCCTGTTATACACGGCTTCAAGTCTGGGAATCCCAAAAATCTCAGATTCCAAACTCTCTCCAATGACATGTATGACACGGGAATGGTGTACGATGATATCTTCTGTCACACCGGCTTCAGCTACCTGCACCCTGACCTCATAAGTCTTTGGCAGACCATATCTGGGATTGCCTGTATCTGTAATATAATCTCTGATTATTGCTTTATCTTGTCCAAACGGTTTAATATAAAGCAGTTTATGTTTTTTATTTTTACGGACTTCTCTTTTGAAGCTGTCACGCCCGTTTGCATCATCCAATCCCAATAAAAGCACACCATATTGACCAATGCCAGAAAGACGATCTAAACGAGCAAACTTATTTTTGAGATTAAGTTCTTTATTAAGAGTATCCCATGCAGCTTCAAGTGGTGTATCTTCTTTACCAGGATCGTCTATGATACGCATGGCACCCTGCCACGTAGCACCGACCGGACGATCAATTATGGCTTTTGCAATATCCTGGCGTTGGTACCGAACCAAAAAGTCTTCATAGGTCAGAGTTGTTTTGTATCCCAACGCTTCATACAGATCACGGTCTGTGCCATATTGTGCACCTAATTTAGAAGCAAGATTGGCACGACTCATCAACTCAGTAAACACCTGTAACTTCTGATTGAGGATCAACCCCTCTGACGCTTTATTATTAACCACTCGTTCCATTATATTATGCTTTAAATTTTCGTTAGTGCTGTGAGCAAAAGACCACACAATCCTACGACTGCCCCCACTAGCAACGATACCATCCATCGCTGACGGACGTCCTTCCTATCTCGGATCTTCTGTTTTAATTCCCTTTCCGTTTCCATCTTAACCTGGAATTTCATAAGTCCTATCACGTTGCTATCCACAATCCATAACTTATCGTCCATTTGTTTTTGATTGTCAATAGATTTACTAGCCATAGATTTTAACGAATCACCATTCGTGCCTTCGATAACAACTTCATTAAATACCTTATATGTTCTAGGGCTTCATCCAAATTATATATAGGGATATCATTAGCTACTGCATATTCAAATACACCACCTACCCCCACAAGCGCATCCTTTACATTCTCCCGATATGTGTGTACAAACATTATTACCATGCGTTTTTCAGCAAGGCATATATCAAGTTGTGCTTTTATAGCTGCCAGTTCGTCGGTGTTCGGTGAGTTTGACAGATTATATAAATTACCAGCTGGTACGTTTATGTCCAACGGCATACTTTGTAACCTGAACAAGTCTGGGTACAGGGAACAAATACCGTAGGTGCTATCAGCTGTGTAATTAGCAGCTGTGTGATGCGTCTTTAATCCCAATTTATGAGCGATGTAATCAATGGTGGGATTGGAACTGCTATGACGATTTCCCATATAGTGATTGACTGTGAGATTCTCTGATCGCATGGCATTAACTGTATTGGTCATATCCAACTCTATACGATCGACATAATACAATGTCGAATAGTCGATGTCCGAGTCATTGTTAGCCACCATTATATAATCATCGTCTTGTAACAGGCGTAATGTATCAAATCCATGGTACTGACTGTTCCCGGCTTCGGCTGGGTGTATTCCCACAAAGGGTTCTATATCGAATGGGTCGAGAAAGGGTTTCCAGGTGTCATAAATATCATTAAATCCATCATCCAGGCGAAACACCAACATCCCAGTATCAGCCTTCAGGCGTCCCATCTGCAAATACCCACTACCATCACAAACCGTATCACCTGTGGCGTCCCGTACCGTTGTAATTATATCATTGGTTTGGGCAAGGATCCTGAATTGACTGTCCCCGGTTTTGTCGGTATCATATAAGAATATGCTCGTCAACCGACGGCGATCCCACTCTTCAACTGAATTGTCATCCCAATCCACATACAGCTTTCCTCTGTATCCTGTATTCAATGCATCATATATCCATTTTTGATTGAGTTCCGTGATATGGAAGTCTGACGGGTTATCGGAATCATAATAACCGAATTCAGATCGTGCCGTATCAGCCCAAATGGTAGAGTTCGATCGATCAAAGAAGGCGTGTGTAAACCGGAGCTTGCAATCGCGCAAGGTGACGTAATCACTGGGACCGCGTTCGTATACGAGCCGTGACGCCACCCAAAACGTAGCAGCCACACGTGATGGTGTATTTATAGTCCCATCGACCGAGCGTCCAATTTGCCGCATCGTCGTGGCGTTCCACCCATTCTCGAATGCATCAAATCCATAACGTAATAACCAATCGTGAGTGGCAGTGTACACAATATCAGCAGTGGTTACTTCAGAATACGCAAAATCTATCTGATTACCACTTATATCAGCCGCTGCCCAAACGTTAGGCACATGGACCTGTAAGTTGTACACCACACTATCCGTTTGACATTGAACCAGGGTTTTAATAGCTGAGAACTTCTTGACATTCGTGATAACAAAATACTCTGAATTAAACTTCCAAGAAGTGAAATTGTTATCTGTATTAAAATCATACGCTGTTATATCTTGACTGTACGGTGTAATCACAGCATCACCATCCTGGTCATAGATATTGCAGGTGATGGCGCTGGTAGTAACTGTGACAATAACATCATACACCTCAGTACTGTCAAACAGGGCATTTATGTCTGCGCCAATCGCAGAACTGTATCCCGTGGTACCATCTGCTGACAGGATCCAGAAATTCCCATTGAAGCTCTGGAAATGTAATCCTCTCTGCTCATCTAGTACACCACCTCCAAATTCTACGATATCATCCGAACCTTCTTGTGGAAGAAAATCCATACGCTTAAACTGAAAGTACAGGGTATAGCTGGTTCCAGTAAACCATTTTTCCCCATCCCGCGAAGCATCTCCCAAGATCTGCGCACTGCCGTCGGCGTCCTTCATAAACGTAGGGATAAGGATGGTCACATCTTTAGTACCAACCTTGTCCTCCAATATCAAGTCGCTACGCTTATCGATGCGGAATACCAAATCGTCTTGGTACAACAACTGATTACCAGGCAACGTACCTGTTCCTACAACGTTCAGGGTATTTGAAGTCTGACCACTACAAGACAAGCAAATTAATGCCGTTAGTATAATTGAGAATAATTTCATGCACTTTGTTTTCTACGTGTGTATATCATACATAATAATAATAAGTAAAACGACTCCGGTATTACTCCGATGCCCAGAGCATCCATGTACACTTCAATGGCGTTGGTTAATACTCTGATTTGATCTGCTGTTAGTCCAGCACCAATAAAGGCTGCCGCGCTTTGTCGTGGTGATACGCCACTAATGGCAGCAGCATGTCGGGCCAAGATGTATATAGTTTTATTTGGTAGTGCCGTAGCTGCTTGTGAATTGGAATATACACTCGCACCATTCTTGTACAATGCTCGGGCATCTGCTGCTGTTCGGTTTATAATATAGAACCCACGAGCATCAGTTACGCTTGACACAAACCCCGAACCCGCATCGTTAATTCTTATAGAGGTTTGGTTTGATGCATTACGCGCGAACAACCACAAGTCATTGCTTCCGTCATCCAATCCCATATCCACGTAGGCATTGGAAGCATTGTTAGTGCGAATATAGGTACCAAACGATGCCGAGTTGAGTGAGAAGTTGCTGGTAGCAGTTTCAACAGTGGGATTAAAAAATGTTTCCAATGCCCCAGATATTACAACATTCCCTGTAAATCCCTCATAACGATCCCACGTTGGATAGTGAGCGTCATCATCTGTTACTGGTAGTACATTATACTTAGCCAGATTTACCCAATTCCATTTAGCTTCTGCAGAATCTGTTTGAGCATATATCCAAAGTGCATCCAGTGCATCCCAAGTAGAGAAACTGTCCACGAGGGTTTTAACCAAGGTATTCTGCCAAGTCAGGGTATCTCCCGTTGGGTCGGTCGTCATGGAGTCCAACAGCGCCTGATATTGTGTCTCGTACGCCGCAGACGCTATAGTTTGCATAACATACAAATTATGCTTCGAATCCTCAGGAGACAAGTTGATCGTAGTTTGTCCGAAGACAAGCGACGGTATCAATAATAATAATAAATAAAGTAGCTTTTTCATCTTATTTAAATTTTACGTACACCGGATAACTATCATAAAAATTAGCCGCGTTGATATCCGTCCGGAACCACCCATCAGCATTCGGTGGGTGTATTCTATTAAAACGCATAGCCCCTGACAGACTTGATAGGGTTACTTCCGTCCAAGTCGTACCCAGATCAGACGATATATAAATCTTATTATCTGCTGTAGCTGCGCTCGCAGCTATAATTGTATTACCAGAAATAATCATATCTGTTAATACTCCACTAGCAGCATATATCTTAACATGATCCCCTGTACTGGCAATATCATCCGGATGGCATTTAAAGATGCCCAGTTCCGGAGCACCACCATCCGTAGCATCTGAAACAAAATATATTGTGTCGTTGACGAAGTTTAATCCCGCAGACTTATATCTTGTCGCGTTAGACGCGGACACAACATTTGTCCATACCCAACTATCCCCGCCTACAGTGTATACTCCCTTCAACCAATGGTTCTCATACAACGGTCCTGCTTGATCAAAGTCCCCAGTGGTTACATAAAACGTATTATTGTCCTCATCACAGGTAATGGAATGTATGTGCCGGCAGATACTGTCGTTCGTGGCATCACCAAGTAATTCACCGGTCACCCCGCCATCGAACGTGCCATCATCCCGATAGGTTGGGTTCTGTCCAAATGTATACGCCACCTTGATCGTTACGCCATTGTCTCTGGTATAATACACATTTGACGGATTCGCTCCATCCCCAATATTGCCATAGTTACCCCACACCGCCATTTCCGCACCACCTACTGTAAATGATTGTATGGCATTCAACTGCCGGAAGTAATTCCCGGGGAAATCGACATCGTCAGGGGTATGTGGGGTATATGGAGAATCGTCAGTGTCCTTGACCGTAATCTCCGCAGAAGATGCAAACGACGCCGCCGCTCTGTATATCTTGTCCTGGGTAGCGAACATCACATCCCCATTGGCAAATATGTAAGACATCTCTATCAGATAGGCATCAGCAAACGATAGAGAACTGTAACTGGCACCACCATCAGATGAATGATATATCTTAGTCAGATCAGTTGCAAACCGGTAATCATCGCGTTGACAATCCACATGGAACGCTTCTCGCTTGTAATAAATATCGTCTGTTTCGTAATAATCGGGAAGGGCTTGGAGTTGCACAACGTACGAGGATATAATACTATTGAGAGTATTAAACTCAGCTTCCGTGAATCCTTCCCCATACATGAACATCATCATGCGATTCATTGTACCTGGTCCCGGTGATCCACTGAT